CTTACGTACAAAATTGGGATCCAATCCTAATTTCTTTAGTAAGAAGAGCGATGCCAAATCTTATCGCATATGACATAGCAGGCGTACAGCCAATGACTGGTCCAACAGGACTAATCTTCGCTATGAGAGCAAAATACGCTTCACAAGCAGGTACAGAAGCATTATTCAATGAAGCAGATACAGATTTTTCTGCTAGAAACGCAGCTGGCGACTCTACATTAGGTGGTGTTGACGGTTTAGGTGGTGGCCAAACAGGTACTAACCCAGCGTTATTGAATGACAGCCCAGCTGGTGCTTACACAGCACAAGGTGGTATGGCTACTTCAACTGCTGAAGCTCTAGGTGATACTTCAAATAATAGCTTTGCTGAAATGGCATTTTCAATCGAGAAATCGACTGTAACTGCTAAATCAAGAGCTCTTAAAGCTGAGTACACTATGGAACTAGCACAAGACCTTAAAGCAATTCACGGTTTGGATGCTGAGACAGAATTAGCAAATATTCTATCTGCAGAAATCCTTGCTGAGATCAATAGAGAGATCGTAAGAACTATCTATATCGTTGCTGAAAAAGGTGCTTCTTCTAACACAGGTACAGTAAATACAACAACTGAAGGAATCTTCGATTTAGATACAGACTCTAACGGAAGATGGTCAGTTGAAAGATTTAAGGGCCTAATGTTCCAAGTAGAAAGAGAAGCCAATGCTATAGCACAAAGAACACGTAGAGGTAAAGGAAATATCCTAATTACTTCTTCTGATGTTGCTTCTGCTCTACAAATGGCAGGCGTGTTGGATTATGCTCCAGCATTAAACAACAATCTTAGCGTTGACGACACAGGCAACACATTTGCTGGTGTATTAAACGGTAGATATAAAGTGTATATTGACCCGTATTCTGCTAACCAAGCTGCGAAACAATACTTCGTAGTAGGTTACAAAGGATCAAGTCAGTATGACGCCGGAATATTTTATTGTCCGTATGTTCCACTACAAATGGTGAGAGCAGTTGGCCAAGATACATTCCAACCAAAAATCGGATTTAAGACTCGATACGGAATCCAAGCTAACCCATTCGCTGAAAGCTCAGGTTCATCAGCTGCTGCGGTTATCAACGGAGCTGGTAATATCAATTCAAACAGATATTACAGACGTGTTCAGGTAGCTAATCTGATGTAAGATAGTTGTTACTTTAGTAACACAATTAAAAAGGGCCGCCTCAAAACGGCCCTTTTTTAATATATAAATATTACATAAAGTTTGTAAATTATGAAACATAAACATCATATAATTCCAAAACATATGGGTGGTACTGATGACCCTAAAAATATAATTGAACTAACAGTAAAAGAACACGCATTAGCACACAAAAAACTATATGAAAAATATGGTCATTGGCAAGATAAGTTTGCTTGGCAAGGATTATCTGGTCAATTAGGCCCTAAACAAAAAATTATTGAAGAATTTTATAAACAAAATGGTAAACAAAGTGCCAAATATTTAACAAAAGAAGTTAGAAAACGTGCTGTAGAAAATGCTCGTAAAACAAATACAGGCCGTAAATTGACACCTGAACATTTAGCTAAAACTAGAACTTGGGGTATGAAACAAACTGAATATCAAAAGAAAACAGTTGCTGAAAAACTTTCAAAATATCATATCATTACAAATCCACAAGGCCATACTTTTGAAATTAAAAATCTAAATGAATTTGCTCGTAAAACAGGCCTAGACCAAGGCAATCTTACAAAGGTGGCTCAAGGCAAATTAAAACAACATAAAGGTTATATTGTAAGATATAAATAGTACTATGACTGTTACAAACTCATATTTAAGACAACCCACAAAATTAGATTATGCTAGCCCTACACAGTTTAAGTTTAGTATAATTAAATTACCTAAAGTAGAATACTTTTGTACGGCCGTTAATGTACCAGGCATTTCTATAGGTTTTTCTACACAGTCCACACCATTAAAAGATATACCATATCCTGGTGAAAAAATTACATACCAAGATTTAACAATGACATTTTTAGTAGATGAAAATTTACAAAACTATCAGGAGATACACGGCTGGATGGTTGGCCTAGGTTTTCCAAGAGACCACGATGAATACAAAAATCTATTAAATGCTGGTGTTGATCGTTTTCCTACTTCAAAAGGAAACACAAGTAAAGAACCAGGAAAAGTGAAATACGGCGCTCCTAGTCAAGGCGGTTCATTTTCCGATGCCACACTTACAATACTATCAGCAAAGAACAATCCGGTGACGGAAATTCGATTTAGAGACGTGTTTCCAATCAGTTTGAGTGGTCTATCCTATAATCAACAAGCCACAGACATTAACTATCTATCCGTTGATGTTTCTTTCAAATATTCAATATATGAATTTGCTTCCACGGTCAATTCATCAACAGCGGCCGTCACTACAACATAGGTTGATTTTTTTAACGTTTTGTGATAGTATTATATTATGGATTTAGAACAATTACAATTAGAAGCAGATAAAGACCTTAAAATAAATGATACTGAATTAGATTTAGAATCATTAAAAACTCCACAATTGCATAACAAGTATATGAAACATTATACTAAGTTTAGATTGTTATTGACTCGTACAGAAGATGAATTAAAAACAATTAAACGTGATAAGTGGGAATATTATACAGGCAAAGCCGACCCAGCCGTTTATCAGGCCAAACCATTTAATTTTAAGATATTAAAAACAGATATAGACAAATACTTAGAAGCGGACGAAGAAATACAAAAATTAACACAAAAGGTGGCCTATTTGAATACTGTTGTGGATTTTTTAGATCGTACAATAAGAATTATAGTCAATAGAACTTATACAATTAAAAATGCCATTGAATGGCGTAGATTTACAAGTGGTGCGGTCTAATGTATTTGGAAAATAATCACTGCATTTCAATTGGCCGTTTTGATAAAAACTTTTGTGATCGTATAATATCAATCGCCGAAAAAAATGCTTTGAAATTAGCTGAAATAGATTCACAATTAGGAAATAAAAAGATCAGAAGCTCTAAGGTTGTTTTTATATCTGATGATAAATTAAAAGAACAATTAAACACTGTTTTATATGAACACAACAAAAGTGCTAAATGGAATTTTAATATTAAAGAATTAGAACCTTTGCAATATACGGTTTACAATATTAACGACCATTATGATTGGCATATTGATTCACACCCTTATGTTTATCCAAATGGTTTAATAAGAAAAATAAGTTTTACATTATGCTTGAATGAAGAATATGAAGGAGGTGAATTTGAATTATCAAGGCCCAATCCTGATCCAAATAAACATATCAATACTAAATTTAATGACAAGTTTACATTAGGCACTATTATATCATTTCCATCTTTTGTATGGCATAAAGTAAATCCTGTTACGTTTGGCACGAGAAAAGTATTAGTAGGTTGGGCAGTTGGTCCATCTTTTACCTAATACAATGACACTTACAAAATACATCATCATAGATAAAAAAAACGAAGTCTATCTTAAAATAGAAGCTGATGAAGCTATACGTAGAGAACTATCGGAATATTTTACTTTTGAAGTACCAGGTTATAGATTTACACCACAATTTAGAAACAAATGGTGGGACGGTAAAATAAGATTATTTTCTTATGCTACAGGCCAAATATTTACAGGCCTTTATCCTTATATTGTTAAATGGTGTGAAGATAATAAAATACAAGTAGTTGATGGCACTAAAATAAAAGATACAGAAGTTGATGTTGGTTCTGTTGATGGTTTTATTCAAGCATTAAAGATACCATTAGAAATAAGAGATTATCAAAAAGAGGCCTTTATACACGGTCTAAAAAAGAATCGTTGTTTATTATTATCACCTACAGCATCAGGTAAATCTTTGATTGTTTATCTATTGGTTCGATTTAATTTATTAAGATTAAAAGAAAAGTCAAATAATAAAATACTCATTATCGTACCTACAACTTCTTTAGTAGAACAATTATATAAAGATTTCAAAGATTATGGTTGGAATCCTGATAAAAATATACATAGAATATATCAAGGCCACGATAAAGAAACAAATAAAAACGTAATTATATCTACTTGGCAATCAATCTATAATATGCCTAAAAAATGGTTCAAATCTTTTGGTATGGTTGTAGGTGATGAGTGTCATTTATTTAAGGCCGTTTCTTTAACTAAGATAATGACAAAACTTGAAGATTGCAAATATCGTTATGGTTTAACAGGTACACTTGATGGTACAAAGACGAATAAATTAGTTTTAGAAGGCCTGTTTGGTGCCGTGAATAAAGTTACCTCTACTGCTGAATTACAAGAGAAAAAACAATTAGCAGAACTTAAAATTATATGTTTAATACTACAACACGATAAAAACTCCAGACATTTTCTTAAAGACAAATCATATCAGGAAGAAATGGATTTTTTAGTTTCAAATGAAAGAAGAAACAAATATATTCGTAATCTATGTATAAATTTACAAGGCAATTCTTTAGTGTTATTTCAATATGTAGAAAAACACGGTGTATTATTAAAACAATTAATAGAAGAAAAAGCTGACGATAAAAAAGTTTTTTTCGTTTATGGTGGTGTAGAGGCCGAAGAAAGAGAAAAGATAAGATTCATAACTGAAAAATCTGATAATGCCATTATAATCGCCAGTTACGGAACATTTAGTACAGGTATTAATATAAGAAATTTACATAATATAGTTTTTGCTAGTCCTAGTAAATCACGTATAAGAAATCTACAATCTATTGGCCGAGGTTTAAGATTAAAAGATAATAATTCAGCTGCCACACTATATGATATATCTGATGATTTAACTTACAACGGCAAAGAGAACTATACATTGGCCCATTTTAGAGAACGAATAAATATATACACGAGCGAGAACTTTAACTACGAAATACATAACATAGAATTAAACAATGGTTCAAGTAAAGATAATAAAGTTAATTAACGGCGATGACATTGTTTGTTGTTTGGCAAAAGAACAGTTGCCAGAGAAAACTCCATTATTACGTTTAGAAAAACCGTTACAAATTAAATACGTATCTCAATTAACACCAAAAGGTCTAAAAGATTATATCGCTTTAATTAAATGGGCCAGTTATACCAACGATCAGATTATAACTATACCAAAAGATAAAATAGTTACAATAACAAATGCCACAGATGAGATGACAAAAAGTTATATAGAAGTATCCAAAAAGTATGAGAAAATTGTCGTGCCGAAAAGAGGTGAACATAACATAGAACAACTTAGTGAGGATGAAAATAATGAATTTAATGAATTGTGGGACGAGTTTAGAGATATTAAAAAAACACTCCATTAATCTGGAGAATCTTCCACTTGAAAGCGCTACACGCTCATTATACACATTAGAAAGAAAAAGTCAACCAATCCTGGAACCGATTTTTTGTGTAAGTGATTGACAAAACATACAAAGTGTAGTAT